TCGCTCAATCTCTTTTTCTATGTTCTTTCCGGAATAATCTGCAAGCAGTTTTTCCGAAATGTGATACGTCCAAATTGAGGACATCTGCACCGCCGTTCCTATCGGGAGTTTTCCCTGCTGCATTGCTACCCTCACGAATTGCGGTGACACATTGAGGATTGCTGCTGCCTCTGTCGGCAATATTCGTCCTATATCCATCTTGATTCCTCCTGTTGGTGGTTCTCTCGGTCTTTTCATCCCGTCCACTCCTTTTCCGGCATTGTCTACCGTGTTGATGCTTTTCACATTAAAAATCATCGAAAACCTGTTGACCAACCACGCACTTTCTAGCAGGTGCGACCGCTGCCATGTTTCCCACGATATCGCTGACGTTGTCTTTCGGCTTGCCATCGTCAGAGTGTCGGTTGCCATCCGGACACTGACGGGGCGACTGCTGCCCCGTTTCGGCATTTTATTTTCTTGTCCTGTCGCATCTCCTGCCATATAATAAATGTGCGACCATTTTCAAACGACAGGAGGTGAATTGTTGTGAACGATTATCAAAAGTTGTTTAACGATATTAGCAATCAGAACATCAAGGCTGCTGAACTCGAACGTCGTAAAAAAGACCGTTATCAAAACCGTTTCAATTATTACAATAGTGTTGTTGCAACCCTCGCCTTGATTCTTTCGATTATCGGTATAATCTTAGGACTAAACTGATAATTGACAGGACTATCGCTAATGTTGAGCAGATTGCGGGCATCCATTTAATGATTTTCGTTTTCATGGGTGTCTGCTGCTCCTCAAGTCTTTCCTCTGCCTCCGTTTCAAGCTGTTTCTTTGCAATCGCAACTTTCGTAGCTACGTTCTGACTTCTTGAGACAATTTCAATCTCTGTCATGTTCAAATCTAATTTTTCATACACATTCAAGGTCTCTTTCATTGCCTCTTTGATTTTTGTTCTTCTGATTTCCTCCACTGTTTCACCTCCTTGTGTTCTTTGTAAGAACAGTATAATTCCTTGAAAGAACAATGTCAACTCTTTTTTGTTCTTTGAAAGAACTTTTTTATTGATTTTTGTCTCTTTCGGTGTTATGCTTTAGAAAATAGAGGAGGTGATTTCACATGACACAAGGCGAACGAATCAGAGAAGTACGAAAAGCACTCGGTCTCACCCTTGAAAAATTCGGTGAGAAAATAGGAATGAAAAAGAACTCTGTCAGTCAAATTGAAAACGGAAAAAACTCCGTTACTGAACAGGTTATCAAATCAATCTGCCGTGAATTTAATGTTGATTATATATGGTTGACTACTGGTGACGGTGAGATGTTCGTTGATACCGACGACGATTTCATCGAAAGAATCGACCGCATCATGGTAGGTGAGGACGATGCCCGCAAGAATCTTTTCAAGGCACTACTTGAGGCAAGCGACGAGGACATCGCAGCATTTCAAAGAATCATAGATTTATTTGCATCAAAAAAAGACTGACAGTCTTTCAACTGCCAGTCTCATGGGTGTAGAGATACAACACGAATTTGTATATCCTCTTGAGGATGCGTTCGCTGTGTATCTTTCCGACTATTTCGACAATAGCCTCTTTGTAATTCAAGGGAGACGCCACCCCCTTTCCGAATTGCATTGTATCATATATTTCCATGATTGTGGAAATATCGAGGTTGATTTCCATAATCATGGAAATCGTTCCTCCTGCTGCCGGAATCCCGCTGCATTATGGTACAATTATTTGTATTCGGATTCAAACAGGTCGGTGATGTTCACGCCTAATGCAATCGCTATCATTTCAAGTTGAAACAATGTCGGTGACACCTTACCGTTTTCGATGTTGTTTATCGTAGATTTTCCGATTCCGGATTTCTTCGATAACTCCATCAATGTGAACCCTTTTGAGGTTCTCACTTCCCACACAAGGATTTTCATTCTGCTCACCTCCTCTCTTGAGGAAAGTTTACAGAATGTTGATTTTATAGAAATGGAGGTGTGTTCATGAAATACGGTGTCAGAAAGCCAAACATTAAGAAAAGCATCAAGGCAAGAACAACAGGAAAAGTCAAACGGCAGGTCAAAAAGGCGGTCAATCCCCTTTATGGTAAAAAGGGAATGGGAATCGTCAACGACCCGAAAAAGGCAGCATATAACGCAGTGTATAACAGAACTACCGTCGGCGTGTCCGACATCGCAAAAGGATTGACGGCTGCAAACGGAAATCCTGCTGCATCCAGTTCCACAAATGCACCGCAGAAAAAGGAATACTCTGCAAATACATACAGTGTTTGCGGAATCCTCATGATTGTTCTCGGTGCTGTCCTTGCACTTTTAGGATTGATTCTATTGCTTGCTGTTCCGGTTGCCGGAATAATTGCTATTGTGTTCGGTGTCGCATGTGTTGTCATCGGTCGCAAGTATAGAAAAGTCGCAAAAGAACGCCGTGCAAATGAATAATGCACAATAAAAAAGACGACCCACACTGCAATGTGAATCGCCTTTGTGAAACCTCCGTCTCATGCTCCTGCAAAAAGCACCGACAGAATGTTCCTGCAAACACCATTCTATCATAAAACCGTGCTTTTTGCATTGGTTTTATTTTTTATACTCTTTTTTAGGATGGTGATTTTATGAAACTACCGAACGGATTCGGAACGGTTTACAAATTATCGGGAAATCGCCGGAATCCTTATGTTGCCAAAAAGACAAAAGGATGGGAAATCGACCCGAAAACAGGTAAATCAAAACAATTATATACGGTCGTCGGATATTACCCGACCCGTAAAGAGGCATTGACCGCACTTGCGGAGTTCAATGCAAATCCTTATGATGTGGATGCTGCAAAAGTCACATTCGAGGATGTATATGAGCGATGGTCTGATGAACATTTTCCGACCGTCAGTGATTCCAACGTCAAGGGTTATCGTGCAGCATGGGCGTTGTGTGATAAACTTGCACGGATGCGGTTTGTCGATGTCAAACTCGACCACCTGCAAATGATTGTCGATGAATCCGGCAAAAATTATCCAACACTCCGGAAATTGAAAGTCCTGCTCGGTCTGATGTATAAATACGCCGTGATTCATGAGATTATCCCAAAAGAACGGAATCTCGTTGAATACCTCGACATCAAAAAGGCAGGAAACCCGAACGCATACAACCGGAAACCTTTTTCAAAAACAGAGGTCAAAAAGATATGGGATGTCAAGGATTCAAATATATATTATACTGTCATCCTCATGCTGATATATACCGGATGCAGAATCGGCGAACTCCTCGACCTCAAGAAAGAAAATGTGAACCTTGAGGAAAGATATTTCAAGATTGTCGCCTCGAAAACTGCTGCCGGAATCCGTACCGCTCCAATCTCTGAAAAGGTTTATCCGTTCTTTGAATACTGGTACAACCTCAATGATTGTGAATATCTCCTCTCTACTCCGGAGGGTGAACATTTCAAATACCGGAATTATTATGATTCGTACTGGTCGCCACTTATTGAGACCCTCGGAATGAAACACCGTCCTCACGATACCCGTCACACATGTATTTCCATGTTGACGGTTGCCGGAGTGTCAGACAAGGTCATCAAGAAAATTGTCGGACACAAAGGACAGGGTGTGACAGAGGTTGTCTATACTCATTTTGAGATTGAGGAACTGATTGACGCTATCAATAAAATATAGAGGTGTGCCATGAATAGAACTGAATACAAAAACAATTTCGGGCGTGAGCATTACGAACGAATCAATCTCGTTGTACCTAAAGGCATGAAAGACATCATCAAGGCTCTTGCATCCAGTAAAGGGATGTCGGTCAATGCGTACATGCAAGACCTTGTCAGAAAAGACCAATGCGGTTTATTTGATACAATGCAGATTGCAGAAAAGAACAGAGAAATGATTTCCGGAATCACCGGAAACATGCACGACGGATATGACATCATTTTCAAGGACGGTCATTCCTGCCATTGCCGGACGAAAAAGGATGTCCGGTCATGCATCATTGAATACTGCAACGAAAAGGGCGATTGATTCGTCCTTTTTTTATTGCAAAATGTGTCTTACATAAGACTTGTAATGTCTTACACAAGACAAGATTTTCCGTGTTAGTTACCTGTTAGTTATGTGTTAGTTACCGTTGAAATTTTGTGTGTTTTTGTGGTGTCTGATAGATTTATCGGAATATAAAGAAATCCCCGAAAACTCGATGTTTTCGGGGAAATTTGCTCTTTTGTGATATTCGTTTGAATTATCGCTTGCTGAACTGCGGAGCGCGACGAGCTGCTTTGAGACCGTATTTCTTACGCTCTTTCATACGTGGGTCACGAGTCAGGTAAC